ATGACGCTAACTGATGCGCCTGGTGAACCTAGTGTGGCCATTTGTCAATCTCCTTAATGGATTACTTTGTTGTATTTAGCAGGTTCGAATAAAAATAGCGGTTAAATAAACTTGTAAAAGGGCAGAAAAAGGGCACATTATGAGAAAACTTTGTAAAAAATGCGTACAAAGACCAGTTGCTATAAACTACTATAAACAAGGTAAACCTTTCTACAGGTCCATGTGCGACCATTGTGCTAGAGGCGCTCAAAGCGAAAGGCCCTTGTGGGCCCTTGCTGGTTATAAAAAGAAGAATGTCTGCGATCGTTGTAATTTTAAATCATCGCATGAGGAAACGTTTAATGTATTCCACGTTGACGGCAATTTGACCAATTGTAGATTTGTCAATCTCAAAACAGTTTGCGCTAACTGTCAACGATTATTACATAGGGATGGAGTAAAATGGCGGCAGGGCGACCTTACCCCAGATTTTTAAATTAGGTCCAACGATACTTTAACAGCAAAGGACAATTCAGTCTGCGGAATTAGATTTTTAATCTGTGAAAATAACTCATCAATGGTAGTATCGTTTAGCACAGTATGATCAATATCCCCACCAACCCATGCTGTTTCGCTGGCATGAATTTTAAGTCGCTCTAATTTGTTTTTACTCAAAGACCAAGATGGATTACTATCTGGACCTTTATTAAAACTTTCTGCAGCACTGTACCAAGTGGGATCAGCGCCACGTTTAATGCGAACTACAATGCCACCTGAATTATGAATAGCTTTGATTTCGTTAGGAAAGCGAACATCACTGATGACAATGTTATCGCTAGTTTTACGCATTTTGTTTTCAACGCTGGCAATCCATATGTCATCGTGGAATCCGTGGCGGCAAACTTCAGTACCCCAATATTGTAAAACCCATCGTGGAGTAAGTTTGGGCATGTTGAGACGTTCTGCCCACCATGGATCAATTTGTTCTCGCCATTCACGGGCTTGTGCAGTGCGCCCTTCTAGCAATGTGCGATCCCAACCAAATACATTGGCCACTGCATCTTTAAGTGTGTTGGCAAAACTGTCTCGCCTGAACTGGTGATAATTAACCAAATAGTCTGCGGCAGTGTCTTTTCCCGCCGATATGAATCCCACAAAACCTACAATCATAGTATCTCCAAGAGTAATACTAATAATTATATTACATGAAGATTACGATGTCAATAACTGAATTAGCCGATCACAAAAGTAAGCGGGGTCGAACCATCTTTGTAATTGATTAGATCCATTTCTAACATTTCCATCTCAGCCTTGCCTTCAGCTTTAAGTGCTGTGCCGTTAAGTGCCGTTCCGCCCTGCGGCCCCGATATGGTTGAGAACTTCTCACGTGCCTCGCCCAACATCAATTTGCTGGTTGCCAGCGCATAGTCTTTTAACCATTGATTAGCAAAGGGGTCTTGTAGCAGATTAAAATCCGGACGATAGTTATACAACCACAATAACACTTCCTCTGAACCACGAGGACGTTGCATCACTGTCAACAGCTTGGTAGTTTTGTTGTATGTAAAATTGATGTCACTTCCAAACATTTTACCAACCTGCTTCTGGTAGCTGGCAAATGCATAGTAGGTTGCTAGACCACCCATGTTGGTGCTGGTCAGTAGGTAAGTATTGGAATAGGCTAGATTGAATGGCTCAAACAATGATCCACCATCACCACCGCCAGTTCTACTACCAATGCTACGACGGAAAATTTGCCGAACTGATGTTACTTCCTTAGGCAAGAGGTAGTCATTTTGATCAGTTAACAGTGTTAGGAATCCAAAACTCTCCTCAGATGCATTGCTACTACGTTGTCTAAATTTATTTAGGGCGCGATCTACCGCAGTATTATAGTGAATAGGGTCTAATTCTACATCCACCATACCTGATCCCAGCATGGCTTGAATGTATTCAATAACTTTTTGGCGTTCGTTTTCAGTTTCGGTCATAACAATATTTAGCTATTTTGATATGTCTTGTAAGGTATTGCAATGGCTATAAATACAAGTATGCCAAGATTGTCACTCTACCGGCCGGAAAAAGGGTCGGATTTTAAATTTTTAGATCGTGTTATTAACGAGCAATTCCAAGTGGGCGGAGTTGACATCTACATACACAAATACATGGGACCTGTAAATCCGCAAGATGGGGAAAGCAGCCCAGGATTACCAGTCAATGCTAGCAACGTCCCAGAGTTGGGGATCCAAGATTTGATCTTTATGGAGAATAGAGATCGCCATTATGCTCCGGATGTTTACATTGTACGCGGCATTTATACAATGCAGGATTTAGATTTTAATCTAAGTCAATTTGGTCTGTTCCTAAACAATGATAATATCATGATGCATTTTCACTTGAGAGGTAATGTAGACAGTCTAGGTCGTAAGATCATGCCCGGAGATGTTTTAGAACTGCCTCATTTGAAGGATGAATATGCACTGGACGATAGCCTAGTGGCATTAAAACGATTCTACGTTGTGCAGGATGTCACTCGTCCTGCAGCAGGATTTAGTCCCACATGGTATCCGCATCTATTGCGTGCCAAATGCGTTCCCCTTGTTGACAGTCAAGAATTTAAAGAAATTTTAGATGCTGATGCAGGAGCAGGCAATGGTAGTACACTACGAGATTTAATGAGCACTTATCAGAAAAGCATTGATATCAACAATCAAATTATTGCACAGGCTGATGCAGATGTGCCTGCCAGTGGATTTGACACCACAGGAATGTATATAATTCCCACTACTCTTGATACAGGATTGGCCAACATTGCCGATGCCAGTATTACCGATTCTGATGCCAGTGTACAGCAGGCAATATTGGATGCCAGCGTGGTGTTGCAAAGTCCTAATAAGAACATGTATGTGGGTTATTTGACCGGTGATGGCAAACCGCCCAACGGCGGTGCATATGGATTTGGTATTGAATTTCCTAAAACACCAATTGAAGGTGAGTTTTATCTACGAACAGACTACTTGCCCAATAGACTGTTTAGATTTAATGGTACTAGATGGGTCAAGTTTGAGGACAATGTGCGTATGACACTGAACAACTTTGGCAGTCAAGATGTTGCCACTGGCGCATTTGCCGGCAAGCCCGTACAGCAAACATTAAAATCAAGTTTTATCAACAACACCAACACTGCCACTATCAACGGACAGGTGGTAGTAGAAAGACAAGCATTGAGCAAGGTGCTAAAACCCAAGGCGGATAATTAATGAGCGACTATTTTTATGACGGTCAAGTAAAACGATACTTGACACAATTTATGCGCATCATGAGTAACTTCAGTTATAAAGATGCCAAAGGACAACTTGTTCGTATACCTGTTCGCTATGGGGATATGAATCGTCAAGTTGGCAGTATCTTAAAGAAGAACAGTGAGAACACAATTCCCAGTGCGCCATTTATTGCCTGCTATATCAAAGATATGCAGTTTGACCGCGCTAGAATTCAAGACCCCAGTTTTGTCAGCACCATGAACATTAGAGAAAGAGCAGTAGATCCTGATACTGGACAACCGTTAAATAAGCAGGGCGCAAATTATACCATTGAGCGCATCATGCCTACTCCATATCTTGCAGATTTTGCTGCTGATATATGGACCACTAATACAGATCAAAAGATGCAAATATGGGAACAGTTGGCAGTGTTGTTTAATCCCAGTTTGGAATTGCAAACCACAGACAACTACATTGACTGGACCAGTATCAGTGTGTTGACTCTCAAGAGCCAGTCATGGAGCAGCCGAACTATTCCGCAGGGATTAGAACAGGATATTGACATCCTAAACATGGTGTTTGATGCGCATGTATGGATTACTCCACCTGCCAAAGTTAAACAACTGGGAATTATCACAAAGATTATCACCAGCGCATTTATTCCGCAAACAGACGGCACACTTGCATCAACATTCGGTGATGCAAATGTGGTAGCAGGTGCTCTGGGAGAAAGTATATTTTCCACAGTGGTATCACCGGGCGACTTTGATCTACTGGTATTAAACAATGTTGCCACACTGTTAACACACAACACTCAAGGCGAAGTAATAGATATCACTGTTCCGGGCTATAGAAGCTCGTGGTTAAAATTATTAGATCTATATCCGGGCACATTCCGTGCTGGATTAAGTCAATTGCGGTTGACCAAACCCGACAAGACTGAGATTGTGGCCTATGTCAGTATAGATCCCACAGATGAGCAGCGTATGATGCTGAATTTTGATGCCGACACAGTGCCCAGTAATACAATAGTTGCGGGTAGAGGCACAATTGATGCAATTATAAATCCCGAAACTTATGATCCAGGTAATAGGGTCAGTGGCACCAGATATTTAATCTTAGAAGATATCAATATAAATGATCAATACGGTCAACCTGATTATAGCGGTCCTGCTGCATGGAAGAATGCTGATGGTACTGATGTACAGGCACATGCTAATGACATCATAACGTGGGACGGCTCACATTGGATCACAGTATTCAGTTCTGCTGCGGCCACCACGGTGACCTACATAACTAACTCGTACACCGGAGTTCAATACAAGTGGACACCTGCAGAAGGCAGTTGGTCCAAGAGTTTTGAGGGGGTTTACGACAGGGCTCTATGGCGTCTCATTCTATAAATCAAATCATATGCAGTGGCGGATTATTTCTAGCCAAAGATACCAAACGATTTTTACTATTGTTAAGGTCACAGGGTAAAACTGCGGGCACATGGGGATTGGTTGGTGGCAAAAAAGAACCAGACGATCTCACGGCGTTTGGTGCGTTGACTAGAGAAATATCTGAAGAAGTGGGGGTTACTCCCAAAATTAAGAAAACAATTCCTTTGGAATTATTCACAAGTAATGATCAAAACTTTCACTACAATACCTATGTGTTGGTAGTTGACAAGGAATTTATCCCTGTACTCAATGACGAACACGAGGGGTACGCTTGGTGCAAATACGAGTCATGGCCCAAACCCTTGCACCAGGGTGTTAAGAATAGTTTTAGCAATAAAACTATCAGAGCTAAACTAGAAGTCTTATTGGATCTAATTTAATCAATTAGATCGGGGCCAAATGCCCACGTGCCTAAATGGCGCATTTCCATGCTTAGATTAGTATCAACTTTTATAGTATAACCTGCTGTTGCCATTTTCATACAAAAGTCCATGTCCTCGCCCAGATGGTCGTTGCTTTCTTCTGTCCAATGGAATTCAAACCACGGTTTAGGAATCTCATCTAGTATGCTGGTTTTGACCAACATACAGCCCATACCAATACCTTCAATTGGTACTAGGTGATCTTGCGCTTCAAAAGGCAAGGGATTTTGCCAATCTCCAATAGTTTCGTAGGCAACACCCTTGGCAGGTAATTGTCTACGAACATAGTTAGCAGCTACAACAGGCTCGTCGTGTGCCATTAGTCGCTGTGCAGTGGTTGCAGGGAATACCATGTCGCTGTCTAACCACAGCATATATTCTGCACCAACTGCCTGTGCTTCTGTAGCAAGTCTTGATCTTTGCGTAAGTAATACTGTACTAGCATCCATGATAACATGAGTATCAATACCGCTCATGGTATTGAGTTTAACCAGCTCTGTTAAACATTTGGCAAACGCTGAGTGTAGCATGTCTCTACAAGGTACTAATACTGCCAGTTTCTTTTTTTTCAAACTCCACTGGCTAGAGGCAAATACGCTCTTGCTCATGCACCGGCCACATCTGTACTTAATGTTTCGCCCTGTATCACTAATTCATGTATAGCATTAATTAAGTCTTGGGTGCGTTTACTGGTTAGGATAAAATCAGTGGGAGTTAATTTGCACAGGGTATTCATTGTTTCAAATTCAATCTTTTCGTTGGTTAATACTTCGATTGCACTTTTTCTAGCTAAGGCTTCAATAAAATTATTTTGTGCAATATCGTCATCGTTGCTGAGTAATTCGGCACACTCATCTTGATCCATTTCATCAGCAAGTTCTATAAGGATAGTCAATTCTGCCTGCTGCTCAATATCAAGATCAGTAGTGTCGGACAACAGTTGGATACGTTCTAAGAATGCACGTAGCGATTTGGGGTTACTGGTACGATCATACCATGTAATGTTATCAAGTTCCCATCTGCTGGGTCCGGATTTTGCTAAATTCAGTAATTTTTTTATGTCTAATTGTGTTTTCATTGTCAATACGTATAAGGTGCAGTCTTGAGACCAAATGTACTGGAGAATAGTATTACAGTTCCTGCGCTTCTACCACCATAACTAGCACCAAGAACTGCACTTAGCTTAATATTGCTACCACCGCCAGTACTGGTTGTGCCGTTGGCATTTCCGCTTGCGCCTGGCGCATAATTACTAAAAGCCTGATTAACACGTCCCATTGCTATTGCCGATCCCGTTGCTGGTAAAACTGACACTGGTTATTCTCCTAGTGGCCTGTTATTTATAGGCCATAGTATTCGTGATTGTATAAAACTGAATAATTTGCATTATGTTATTTAGCAAAATACAATTGAATATTCAAGTGATGAAATTAAGATTTACCGTTAGAAGAATAATGACATAGCAGCAGCGGCAGTATTCCAATTAGAATTATTAGTCAATCTAGTGTTGGTTCCATTGTTATTATACCAAGGTGCGCCACCCGTTACATAACAGTCTCGAATACTTAAATAATTTGCAGTTGATGTACTGATAGCATTTGACAGTGTAAATGCCGAATCCGGAACTGTACTACCAATTGTTACCAAATTTCCAGCAGTACCGGCCAGTGTAAATGCTTCCAACGTTTGAGTAGTGCCCGCAGTAAAAGTAATAGTCGATGGCCTTGTTGTTGCCTGTATATCTGCAAACACATTTGAGCCAGAAATAGTCATTGCACCTGCACCAGCTTGAACTAATGTACCATATGACCCATTAGCTCCGGTAAATGTTTTAGAACTAGCACTGGTCATATTAATTTTATATCCATTACCTGTACTAAATCTAGTCCATCCTGTGCCATCTGTTACGGTCCAATTGCCGGATAATGAAATTATTCCAGTTCCTGCTCCTGATATTGATCTAGTGGCTG